TTACACTGCATACCTAATACAGTATGAAGTAGAAGGTAAGGTAGAACATGATATTGCTATGGGTGATAGTCAGGTAGAAATATTTGACACATATTATGACAAGTATAAGAAAGGATTGAAGTGGATGAAGCAGAGTGAAGGTAGACAGAAACCTAACATGTGGAATGATCTTTCTCCAACACCTAAGAGAAAGAAAAGAAAGAAACCATCAGCGGAGGAACAAAAGTAATGGATATCGATTCAGATCCAAGAGGTCATTGGTGTATATTTTATTGTAAGGCTGGAGACCAAACCAACTGGAAGGTTATGAGAAGACAGAACAGTGACGGTGTTCTTGTATCTGCATCGACATATGATGAGGTGTTTAAGTTTGTAAAGTATAAGGCTGCATTTGATTTCGCTAGGTCATTAGTCTTCCCTGATGGAGCCTACGATGCTACTGTTAAGAGAGTTAATAAGGGAAGAGAGACTTCTTTTTATTTGGCAGGATGTTAAGCACAGCATATAGATTAGAACTAACTGACATCTGTTGTAGAATGATTACTACAGATGGTGTACCAGTTTCCTTAGACGAAAGGATCTGGATGAATAAATTATGTGAGCACAACGCTCATGCTAGAGGCATAGCACACTCATTGCTTAAGAAATAATAAAATTGTATCGGATTACACATAAGTACTTGACTAAATAAATGAAATGTGTTATTATTAACACAATCGTTCAACCTCAAAAGAGGTCGCAAGTAAGCCGACACGGAACGGAATCGTTCATCTCCTTAGGGAGACGCAAATGCCGACTGAAGGAACGGGTTATCCACCCTAACCTGAGGACAAGCCAATGGCACAAGTCACTTACCGTGGTGTCAAGTACGACACTGATAAGTCCAAGCAGTCTAACTGCTCTAAGTCACAGTTGACTTACCGTGGTGTTAAGTTTCAAAAGGAACTCTGCACTGCCTAAATCAAAATTCACTTTTTGATTCTCAAAATCCTGGAAAATTTTTTCCAGGATTTTTTTGTGGCAAAAGTCCACTAAGTATGGTATAATATTTGAAACGGAAATAATATATGATTGATTTCTTTGCACCCCGTTGGTACTATCGTGGAACTGTATCAAAAGAAGGACAGTTAGCAATACGATCTGCGTTGGGTAGTTTTATTAAGGATGATAATAATTTTAGATCTCCTGAAGGATGGAACTGTGATGTAAAAAGTTCCTATGGTCTTGAGTGTAATAATAATGCACCGTTTGAAAAATTTATGGAGAACACCAGTGATAATATCACTGAGTTTCTTAGTCATTTCAATCCAAAGGTAGCGATTGATTTGTTACCTCAAGAGTTTTGGGTTAATCGTTATGGTAAAGGACAGTTTCAAGAGTATCATGACCATGCAGTACCTCAAGTTAATCTTGGTGTGGTTTATTTCTATCAGTTAGACGATACTAATAAGTCAGACTTTACTTTCTATAATAAAGATCATTCAGATTATAAGAGGTGTGGTTTGGATGATGTATTTAATTTACCATCATCACTTGAAGTAAATCCTACTGTTTCTGAAGGAGATATTATTATATTTCCATCATTCTATCCTCACCTTGTTAAACGCAACAAGTCAGACAGTGAAAGGATTACTATCTCTACCAACCTATTTGCAGCACCTAAATAATTAGAGGAAATACCTAATGATTGATTCAGTGGAAGAAGTAAAGAACTATTTGAATGGGATGCGGTTAAAAGACCAGATCAAGATAGCAAAGAAGGCAATAAAAGAGGGAGATAAGCACCCTACAATGTTCTCAGATGCAGAACTCATCTACATGAAGAAAGCATTGAAGCAAGCAAAATTTGCATTGAAAACTAAAAAAGCACTCAAGAAAAAAGGATTCGGAACTATACATCATGAACACAGTGAAATTAGTGACAGTAACACCAGAAGCGGAGAAGCAGATGGGTTACATAGCGAGAGTGAGCAACCCAAAGAATCAGGAGAATCCTAAGGTTGCTGGACTACTTAAGTATTGTATTAAGCATCAACACTGGTCTGTCTTTGAACAGGCTCACATGTCCTTAGAAATAATGACAACTAGAGGTCTTGCTGCACAGATACTACGACATAGATCGTTTACCTTTCAAGAATTCTCTCAAAGGTATGCTGATGTGAACTGGTTGGAGGAAGGGATTCCTCTACCCGATCTTCGTAGACAAGACGATAAGAATAGACAGAATAGTATAGATGACATACCAGAAGAAACGAAGGAGAATCTCAAGAAAATCATTGCCCTCCACTTTAATTCAGCGTTGGATTTATACGATGAACTTATCCGTGAGGGGATTGCGAAGGAGTGTGCGAGATTTGTTCTCCCTTTAGCAACACCTACCAAGATCTACATGACTGGTAGTGTGAGATCATGGATTCACTACATAGATTTACGGTCTGCACATGGAACTCAGAAAGAACACATGGAAATTGCTGAGAAGTGTAGAGATATATTTGTAAAAGAATTTCCTATTTGTTCCGATGCATTGGAGTGGAATTAATGCCAACATACCCTGTAAAAAACAAAGAGACTGGTGAAGAGAAAGAACTTCACATGTCTATGCAAGAGTACTGTGACTGGAAGGATGCTAATCCTGACTGGGATAAGGACTGGTCTAAAGGAGTCGCTGGTGTAGGTGAAGTAGGTGACTGGCAATCTAAAATGAAGACAACTCATCCAGGATGGGCTGACATCATGAAGAACAAAGTGTTGCCTAAAGCACCAACCAACCGTAGTATCGCAGAGAAATGGGGTTAAATGCCAGTAAAAAAGAAGACAACTAAAGCACCAGGTGCAGGTATGACTGCTAAACAAAAGAAAAGAAGAAAGCCTATCAACAATGCAATCATGTTGCCTGTTGAACCAATCACAGATAATCAAAAGTTATTCTTTGATGCTTGGGCAGAAGGTAAGATGTTGTATGCTTATGGTGTAGCAGGTACAGGTAAAACATACATTGCTCTCTATAATGCACTCAAGGATGTCTTATCTGACACTACTCCATACGAAAAGATATATCTAGTTCGTTCTCTTGTACCATCAAGAGAGATTGGGTTCTTACCTGGTGACCATGAGGATAAGTCTTATCTTTTTCAGGTTCCATACAAGAAGATGGTTCAGACCATGTTCATGATGCCAGATGATAATTCATATGAGATGTTGTATGAGAATCTAAAGCAACAGGAAACTATCTCTTTCTGGTCTACAAGTTTTATTCGTGGTACTACATTTGATAATGCTATTATTATTGTTGATGAGTGTCAGAACTTGAATTTTCATGAGTTAGATAGTATAATAACAAGAGTAGGACAAGACAGTAAGATTTGTTTCTGTGGTGACGCAGCACAAACTGATCTTGTCAAAGCACATGAGCGTACTGGTATCTTAGACTTCCAAAAGATTCTAAATGCTATGCCTGAGTTCTCATTAATAGAGTTTGGTATAGATGATATCGTTCGTTCAGGTTTAGTTAAGTCTTATCTTATCAACAAAATCAACATGAGTTTATGATCTTCAAACATAATGATGATGTGAAACCAATCGAAATGGTTGCTGAGATGGTTAAGGGTAAGAGATTATACCTTACACCAGATGGCAAGCGTTATCCTTCAGTTACCACAGTAATTAGTAGCAATCCTAAGAAGCAAGCAGGTCTTGCTAGATGGAGAGCACGAGTTGGGAAGGAGAAAGCAGCAGAAATATCTGCTAGTTCTGCTTCTCGTGGTACAAAATTTCATAGTATCACTGAAGATTATCTTAATAACGAACTGAAAATTGAGGACTACAAGGAGTCTCCACTACCTGTAGTCATGTTCCACAGTTCTCAAAAAGTACTGGATCGTATCAGTAATATATACTTACAGGAAGCAGCATTATATTCAGATCATCTTGAGATTGCTGGTCGTGTAGATTGCATCGCTGACTTTGATGGTAAACTATCCATCATTGACTTTAAGACATCTGCTACTCCTAAAAGAGAAGCTTACTTGTATGATTATTACATACAAGAGACAGCGTATGCTTGTTGCTTACAAGAACTTTATGATATAACTGTTGAACAACTAGTGACAATCGTTGCTTGTGAAAACGGTGAAACACAGGTGAAAATCAATCCACCCAAGAAAGAATATCTCTTGAAGTTGATTGAGTACATAGACGATTATCAACAACGAAATGGATAAAAAGCAATTACTTGAGGATAAATTTATGACCGCTGCGAAATTCTCGCAGGAAGTGGAAAAGATTGCACTGCACAATCCAGACATGAACTATATTGATTCGGTTATCCACTACTGTGAGATGAATGAGATAGAAATAGATAGTGTATCAAAACTGATATCTAAACCATTAAAAGAGAAGTTAAAGTTTGATGCACAACAACTTAACTTCATGAAGAAAACAAGTAGAGCAAAGTTGATGCTAGTATGAGTAAATTCTTTCAGTCCGAGTTAGTTCGTGGAGACATCCAAGAGATGATGGAACTCCAGCAGTTTTGTTTCCGATCTTCAATGCAGTTTGTCCTTTTAGATGCAGAGAAGAAGGAAGAATATTTTGATGCCTTAGAGAGATTAATAGAGAAGCAAAAGGTATTCTATGCCCGACTCCAATTAAGTGATGATCCTGAAGCAAAATCTGTTCAGGAGAATATGATGCAGGGTATTGTAATGCTTGGTGCTACACCTGGAACATCCATCATGTCCATGTTCGATGAACTGTTGGACAAGATTACTACCATGAGAAAACATATCAGTGATAAGGAACAAAAGGGTTGACAAGACCCCTTCAGGTGTGCTATAAATATAAATGTCGGGTTCGCTACCTGACACGGGAGTGACTGAATTAAACTTGCTGGCAATGGTCTAGTTAAGGTGATGAGTCAGAGGTGGTGCTCGCTGTGGCAACACAGAACTGTTTAACCAGACAGGACTCATGCAGTACAGTAAAAATTTACTTATGTAGAAATGCCCTGTACTTGTAGGTATACATTATTCCTACCTCCCACCCCAATCCAATTAAATCTAAAAAAATCTCATGTCATTTGCACAATTAAAAAAGAAATCCAATCTAGAATTTTTACAAAAAGAATTAGAAAAGTCTGTCAGTGGTGGCAAACAAGTAGATGAACGCTTCTGGAAACCAGAGGTAGATATATCAGGTAATGGGTACGCAGTTATCCGTTTCTTACCAGCACCAGAAGGTGAAACTGTACCTTGGGCAAAGGTTTATAGTCATGCATTCCAAGGACCTGGCGGTTGGTACATTGAGAACAGTCTCACTACACTAGGAGAAAATGATCCAGTAGGTGAGGTTAACCGTAGATTATGGAACGATGGTACTGAGGAAGGTAAAGAGATTGCTCGCAGACAGAAGCGTAGACTCTCTTACTACAGTAACATCTTAGTTGTTAAGGATCCTAAGAATCCTAGCAATGAAGGTAAAGTATTCTTGTACAAGTATGGTAAGAAGATCCATGACAAGATACTTGCAGCAATGAAACCTGAGTTCCAAGATGAGACACCTATCAATGTGTTTGATCTTTGGGAAGGTGCTAACTTCAAGTTGAAGATTAAAAAGGTAGCAGGTTTCTGGAACTATGATAGTTCCGAGTTCGATAGCGTTGCTGCTATTAGTTCAGATGATAATGAACTAGAGGCACTCTATAATAAAGAGTATTCTTTAGAAGCATTCACATCAAGATCTGAATTCAAATCATATGAGGATCTTCAGAGGAGATTGAACTTAGTATTGGGTACTCCAGCACCAAAAGTTACTACTGTTGATGACGAAGAGTACGAACCA